TTATATTTCTTCTTTGTTATTTGAGAGGTCAAAAGAAATTGTATTATTTGAATTCATTTTAGAGCTTATATTAAAAAATAATCTTTTAACATTCGCAGTTTCTTCATCAAGTTTAAATACTAATTTAAAATCTCTTACATTATTTTCTTTCACAATACCAATCGAAGTTAATTTTAAATAATTATTATTTATTTCGTTTGATAAATTGGTTGGTTGTATTTTGGGGAATATATTTTCAATGTCGTTACTTACATTAAATTGTTTAGCATCTATAATATATTCTTTCTCATTATAATTTGATACTCTAATGTTAATGATTAATTTTTTTCTATTCCACTCATTCAAATTTCTATCAGACACATTTACTTTTGTTATTTCTATATTTTTTACTTTGTATCCTATACCATTAAGCTTAATTTCATTATTAGTGTCATAAATGGAATTTTGTAAATAAGAAGGTGGTACGTATTCATTTTGCTTATTGAGTACATATATTAGTGATAAGACCCCAACTATATATATAGCTATAAACCAAAAAACTAAAATCTTTTTTAAGATAATTACTCCCTCCTTTGAAGAATTTCATTTCAATAAAAAGCTCTGTACATATGTAATTCTAAGAATATAGTATTAAGTAACACAAATATAAATATTATATACGATGTTTTTAGTAGCAATATTATTTTATTTTAACCTAGATTTTTATCATAATATAATATATCGTATTATATTATATTACATTTAGAATAGAGGCTTGAAATTTTATGAATTTAAATGCGAATGATTTATTAGTTTTACATAAAGCTGTTACTCGGTCGGTTGAAGAAGGTCCTTATGATTCATCATATTTCTTCTTAAATAAAGTTGATATTCCTAAGTCGATAAATAAACTAATCGACAACAAAGTGTTGGTGAAAGATAACACTTTAGAAATTAGCCTAAAAAAAATTAAGAACCCAAAATTATCAGAATTACTTAAGAACGCTGGGTTAAAATCAGGTGGTAACAAGAATGAACTTGTTACCCGTATGATTGACAATATAGATGAAGTTAAAACGCACAATGAAGACCTTGAGTTACCTTTAGTATACACCGCTACTGAAAAAGGCAAACAATTATTATATGAAACAACATACATACCACATTTTGTAAATACTACAATAAGTCTACCACGTGCGCATAAAATAGCTGAAACTTATCTAAGTAGTTCTTCAGAAGATAAAACTATAGATTTATATAACTTTGAAATTAAGCGTCTATTTAAATTGGATTCTAACGACCATGAATTGCGCAGAAATTTTGAACATTTAGCCAATTATTATTATGAACATAAAAATGACAATGAAAATGCAAGATTGTATTGTCATTTGGCTTATACAATTAACATAAATAATACTTTAGAAAACTTAAGAACATTCCCTCGCTCTTATTATGATTTTGAAGATAAGTTTGATTATGAAAGATTGAAACGTGACATAAGCACAGAAAATAATTTTCAAGTTGAGCAAGTTTATAATCAATTGATTTTTATTGATAAACTATCCAATGAAAGTGTACATGATTTATTTGTTAATGATATCGTTAACTATTATGAGCTAGACAGAGACCTATCAAAGAAATTAGTAGATTTCATGGTTGCAGTTAGAACAAAAGAAAATGAGAATCTAACATTTTCTAAGATTTTAGATTATATAAATGAGAATAACATTATAGATAAGGAAACTGTCGAAAAATTTTCTAGAGTTAGATTTGATGACGAATATATAGAAGATGACGAATATATAGAAGATGAAGAAAATATAGAAGATGAAGAAAACGAAGATAATTTTACTTTTAAAACTAACCTTAATAAATTAATTGATAAAAATTTAGATGTGGAAGTAGAGGTAGATATAAATACCGGAGAATTATTTCTATTTTTAGAAGATAGTGATGTTAAAGATTTAGTTGAAGATGAATTGGGAAATTAAAATAAATTAAATAAAAAAGTGGGTGCTTTTATTAGCCTACCCACTTTTTTATTATTCATCAAACTTACGTTGTAATAACGCCTTACAAACTCTTTAACTATGTTTTATCATAATTAAAACGTTTCTACAACTCGTAAGCGTTCATGCCATACCCAACCGTTGTTTGAAGATGAATAAACTCTTGCCCAACCGTCTAATATCTCGAATATATAAAATTGGTCGTAACCGGCGCTGTAACTTTTATTTGTTAAGTTCCAATTATAATTACTGCTATTACCTGTGCGTTTAGTAACAGTAGCACCGTAACTATCTATGCGACCTCTAAAGTATGCATTATCAGACCAATTTAAGTCACTTGGTGGAATTGAACCAATTGCTAAATCGCCTAATACGTTATCATATGCGCTTAAATTATCGTGTAGCTCATTACCACCAGCCGGTTTATATACTGTGTTTATGCGCAACCTTTCATACCAAATGAAACCGTCGTTATCGGGTGCGTATACTCTAGCCCAACCGTCGCGAATTTCATAAATATATAAATCTTCATAACCAGCATTATAAGTTTCACTAGTCACAACCATTACATTATTGTGGTTCGGTCTACAGATAGAAACGCCTTCGCTATCTGCTGTAGCTCTGAAGTACGGTTGATTAGACCATGTAAGTTTTTTAGGTGGTACATTTCCTAGTTCTAGCGCCTTACCTTTTTTGCTTTCTTTAACTTTTGTTGGTTTGATGTCTGTTAAATCTACATCTTCATCTACAAAATCGGGAACAATAAAGTGTGTTAAACCGTCAAAGTTATCTGTTCTCAATTTTGCCGGGCTGTTTGCTAACGTGTCATAATTTTGTTCTAAGATAACAAATGATTCAGTGCCTCCGCTGTTGTCCCAAACTAAACCAGTATGACCCCATTTTTTATAAATGCCTTCGGTATATACTGCAATAGTACCGATAGGTGGCACATAATCGGGTGTATTTTCAACAAGTTTCCAACCTTTAGGTAAAGCAACCCATGTTAAATCTTTTGCGTTCCCCCATATTCTGTAACCGTTTGTTACGTGGTTTGCATAGTCTACGATTAAGTCCATACACTGAAAAGCAAACGCATTATCGAAATCAACAAATAGATCTTTGAGGCTGTGCATATACTCTATAGCCTCTTTGTAAGAAATATCTGTGTGGGGGCTTTCTGTTGGTTTCTCTTTCGTTGTTTCTGATAATTCTTTTGAAGGTTCGCTATCGCTTTCTTCATCTACGCCGTCGATATATTTAGCGATAATTTTATCTAAGTTACTAACGTCACGACCATAGCCGGCATGTTCTAATAAGTTGCCCGGGTCTACTTTTCCTACTTGAATATCTTGATGGCCCGGTAGTTCTGTTTTGTAATCAACTTTCCAATAGTTGCATAGATAAGCTATTACACGTGCTAAGTTATCTAATGATTTTTGAGAACGTGTTTTATCAGTGAAATAACAACCTTCGGCACCAAATGCCCCGTCGTTAGCATCTACACCATATAATTGATTGTCTGCACTTGCACCATATAATACATGCCACGCCTTCTCGGTAACTGGTATACAAACGATACATTCTTTGTCATCTACAAAAATATGTGCGCTTGCTACTATGGACCAATCAATATTATATGAATTTTTATAGTAATCTACATTATCTTGTGCTGTAGTTTCTTTATTACCTGTATCATGTGCAACCATAAATTTAGGGTTACCAGTTGTTAATGGTTGCCCACTACGTCTTGTACCTATTGGTAACCAGTCATAACGTACCGGAATGCCATTCCATTTCTCTTGTGCCATTTATAAAACCTCCATTAATTTTTTGTATATAAAAACCGACTAAATTAATAGCCGGTTAATAAATAACTATTTAATATTGCCTCCACCTTGTTTTTGATGATCTTGTTTTGTTTTTCCATTACGTTGTTTGCCTGTTTCCCATAATCCAGTAGCCATTAGACCACTGATAATACCGCCTAGAATACGTGCGCCAATAGATAAATCGGAAAATATTTCCGGAATGAATACAGATACACCACCAATTACACCACCTATCACAATTGATATTAGCGGTATAATATTTTTAGGTATTGCGCCTGTTTGTTTAACCCCTTGTACGATTCCAATTGATAACACTGAAATGATTGTTGCAAAAGTTACGATTTGTTCCATTTATAAAACCTCCGTCAAATTAGATAAAATTAAAAAAGGTCACTACCTTTATAGGTAATAACCTTTACGATTAGTTAAATGCCAAGCAATACTAGACCACAATGCACGCCATATAATATACAAGAACCCCAATCTAAAAACATGCTTAACACCTCCCTTCATCACATAAATAAAGCGTTTAAACTTGAAGTAATAACGAATATAATAACTAATGCCACAAGCCCCCACAATGCACCTAACAACCATTTTTGAAGATCTATAGAACGTGCCTCATTCTTTTGAGCTTGTTCTGTTTGTGCTTGTGATTGGTAATAGATTTTATTTAGCAAATCATTTTGTTGGTTGTTTGTTTCAAATAATGAGCTGTGACTTTCTTCTTGTTTTTTGGTTAAACTGTCGATTTTGTCGTCTATCGTCCAATATTTCGCCTTTAAATCTTCAATTTCTGTTTCTAAAGTTGAAATTCTGTTCTTAACTTCTTTTAGTTGGTCGCTTTCAAGTTGCACACCTAAACACAACCCCTTTCTAATCTATGATGTTAATTTAAATTATTGTGTCGATGTACTTTCTGTAGTGTCGTTATCAATATTCTCTCCTGTTTCATTAAATAAAGTACGTGTTATATTTTCTTCTGCATAATAAACTATGCTTGTTTCTCCAAACATTTCATTCATGTTATTTTGCAATTGACAAGCCGATTTTGCCTTTTCCGATGTATCGAATTTATACGCATTAAATGTTGTTGAAGTTCTCGAAAAAGCACTACCGTTATAAACTTTTTGCAATGGATATTCCTTACCTGTTTCATTGTCTTTTTCGACTAAATAAAATAATTGTTCTTTGCGTTCTAGCATAATCATTCACTCCTAATTAATATTTGTATAATAAAAAAGCTAACGATTTAACCGTTAACTTTTTGTGATTCTTCTAATTCATGAAATTTTTCGTTTTGTTCTTGGATAATCGCTTTTAACATTGCGTTTTCTTTAGTTACTCGTGCGTTCTCGTCCACTAGGTAATTAACCATGTAGTCCGAATTAGGTTTGTGTTGTTGTGGTTGTTCACTTTGGTTATTTTGCATTATATCCACTCGCTTTCATTTGTATTTCATAATTGTAATAAACACTTTTACCTACTTGTCCTAGATGTTCTTCAACTGTAAGGTAGCATTGTAAATCTTCATTTAATTTATCACTGTGTAAAATAGTTAAATATTTTTTCTTGTTACTACCACTTGGCATTTCAACCGTTCTTAGTGGCGTTAATGTTTCTTCAAAATATTTTCTAATATCTGTTTGTAAATTTGAAGGCGTTACACCATTAAAACTCATTGATTCTTCACTTTCTGTAGTACGATATATTTTATTAGTATAATCATCTACATACAAATGCTCTTGGTATTCATAATTCTCAAATTTATATGTTAATATTCCGATTTTTTGTAATTTATCCATTAATAATAGCCTCCAATGATTTTATTTTTCTTTCTAATTCATCATTTCTTTCAATTTGCTCTTTTAGTGCTTTAGTGTTTGTTGAAACCATTTCATATAAATCAATGGTATCAGTCCCTTTAATATGGTCCGGTGTTTCTCGTTCTAAAATAACCCCATGTTTTTTTATATCTTCGCCACGTTCTAAGTCCGAAATATAATTGTATTCATATAGTTTTGTGTCACGCAATGTTTGAGTTGCATCAATATTCCAATTTTCTATATTTGTTTTATATTTCTCAGAAGAATTGGGTTCAAGTGAACCATAGAAAGTGCGTGCTCTCACATTTTGATATTGCGTATCTCCACCATTCCACCAATTATTTGCTGTAATTCTTAATTCGTTATAACCTACACCAAAATAAACATCGGACCCACTGTGGTTGGCAAATGCGTAACTATGATAGGTGTTTAAACGCATTGCCTCTATATCTCTATAATTAGGGTCGCCACCGTTATAACCCATGATGTCGGTAACTCTTAATGAACCATTACTTTGTACACAAGCGTATAAATTGGTGTTTTTAGTGAGCCAATCCCCTTGAAAACCTTCGCCGTAAAAATAGCCACTTCCCATGTCGCCATTGTCATTTGTAGCGTAAACTACTGGTGCGCTTTTACTAAATCTGATACCGGAACCCATTTTGGTTCCGGTACCTGTTAAGTTACCGTATAGTAATACGCCGTCTGTTGCGTCGGCTGTCGGATTATCCTTAACATAATATTGAAATTCATTTACACCAACACGTGTATTTGAAAACGGTCTAAGATATACAGAATATTTATTACTACCAATGTTAACGGTATCGTCTGCCTCAATAACCATTCGGTTTGCATCAGCCCTTAATGCCACAACACCTAAACCGGATTGCAATGTCACACCACGTGCGCCACTATCGTATGTGTAATCAAAAAACTCTAGTGTCCCCGATGCGTTTCGTGGGTCGCCATCAAGATATGTTGAAACGCCAAAATCAGATAAATAAATAGAACGGCTTAAATCATTATTTCTAAATCTTAAATGACCGTCTTTTAATCTTGTGAAAACTTCGTTATAATCTGTTGATCCTTGCCAAGTTCTTGTGTAACTCCCTTGTAATTCGATAGTGTCGTTTTCGATATTTAAGTATTGATTGTTGTCGCCACCTCGAATACCTAAATTATTAACGTCAATATCCAAACCTTCGGGAGATAGGTTTAAACGGTTAATGATATTGTCTTGGTCTACTTTATTATCTACATCTTGCGCTATAACTTTAAAATCATCGTTCACTGTAATATCTACGCTATCGCCTTTGATTGTCACGCCATCATTTCCAACGTTAAAGTTTGTAATCTTACCGTTTTCATCAAACGTATAAGTTAAACCGTTTGTAGTGTCTTGTGTTAGCGTTGAAACCACTTGTGATAGTGTTTTATTACTTTCGTTAAATTCGGTTAAACTAACTCTATCTTGAATTTGTTCGCCGTTTTGTGAAATTGATGTTTCCATTTCATCTAAACGTGTGTCGGCTTGTTCTGGTGCTTTGTCATAATCTCCGGCTTTATTACCTTCAACTAACATTGCATTTTTAATAACAAAATCTTTTGTTGGGTCTGTTAAACCGGCAAGCCCTTTATAAAGATACATTTTTTCGCTTTTTTCTTGTGCTTTAAAAGTTGAAACCACTTTATTATCCGTAACAGATACATCTTTTCTTTCGCCCACCGGTTCATATGGTAAATAACTAACTTGGTTTATTGGTTCGCCGGATAAATCGTATATTTCATAAGATATAGTGTATTTATCGTCTACTGTTAAAGGTCTAGTTAATTCATATTCAATGTATCTATACGTGTCATCTAATCCTATGAAATCATCACGTTCTTTTGTGTCTAACATTAAGTTACGTGTACCAATATTAAGGTTTTGATATTCCGATAAAGTCACTCTATCGTTAATTTCGGTACTTAATTGTTGGCGTTCGGTTTCTGCACTATCCAAACGACTTACCACGTTTTCTTGGTCTGCTGTATATTTACTTTCTGATACTTTGCTGTTGATTTCATCAGTTTGTATGCCTAACTGTGCTTTGTTGTCTTGTACTTTTGATTCAACATCGCCAAGTTGTTGTGTAACCGTCGTTTTATCAGCTTTTAATTCGATATTATCTTTCATTAATGAAATTTCTGTACTTTGTTCTTCAACCGATGTACTAACACTATTAAGATCATTTTGAAAATCTTCGGGCGCCGGGGTCCAATCTGTAGACACCGTACCTTTTTCAAGTTTTAAATTAGTAATTCGTATCGTGTCACTTTCTGATACTTCAACTGTTTCTTCAGTTGTCGTGTCTGTTGTTCCGCCCGCTGTTCCGTCCGTTGTTGTGTCTTGTGTAGGCTCTTGTTCGTTCGTTGTATCGCTCGTTGTTGTCTCGGTTGTATTTGTATCGGTCGTTGTATTTTGTTTCTCTGTGGTAGGCTCTGTGGTTTCTGTGGTGTTAGTTGTATCATATTGTGTTGTATCATCAATTATTAAGTTACCTTTAAACAAATTTGAATAAGCTATTAAATCATAATCTCCCGGTTTCATTTCAAATGTTTCTGTTATTCGTTCTGTGTAACCTATTTCACGTGGCATTTCTTTTCTTGAACGGATTATATAATCATTCTCTGTTCTATCAAAAAGAATCAATCCAGTGGAAAGCATTGTTGGTTCTAATTGTTCGGCTACGTCTGTCAATCCAATAACTTCAACATCATATGAAATCGTGTACTGTATTTTGGGCTTCAATTTTTGGTTAATATATTCGTTTGAATACAAATCTACGCCCCAACCGGAAAAATCAAAACCTTGTGTGCTTTTAATATATGGTTTAACCATTCCGTTATATTGGTCTGCATAACTCACTAATAAATTTCGTGCGCCTATTTCTAAGCCGTCCACTTGTTCTTGAACACTTGTAACACTTGCGCTTAATTCTTCTTTTGTCGCTGTAATATCAGTGTTAATCTTATCTACTAAATTATCGTTAAGCGTTTTTATTTCGCCGTCTACATAAGCGTTAACGGTTGTTTTCAAATCGTTTAATTGCTCTTGGTTCGGTATATCAGCTAGTAATTGACCTGTTTCACTGTCCCATTCCCCGTTTGGTAGTGTTTTTGCTACTTCGGTCATTGCATCATTAAATTTTTCTTCGGTGTATTGTTGTTGTAATAATTTTAAACGCTCGTCAATGCTTATTTTAGCGTTTTGTACGCTATCATTTAGTTTCTGTAGGTTTTCCCTATAGTCTTGAAACATTGCTTGCGTATCTATCAATTTGCCTATTGTAGCCGTATCTTTATCCATGCTATCTAAATTAGTTTTGATTTGATTAAATACAAGACTTACACTGTCTAAATCTGTTTGAACTTGGTCTTTTAAATCGGTATCAACTAAATATTGACTATTAATCACTTCGTAAACATCAGTTTGTAACATTGAATGTTGCAACTGTAAATCTTCAAAGGTTCTTGTTAATTCGTTGTATATCGTTTCTTCCCTTGTCATACCACCTAATTGTTGTACGTCGCTTGCTGTTTGGTTGTGCCACTCGCCGTTTCTGTATCTTCTTAATACCGCAACGTCCGGATTGCTTGTGTCGTACCATAACATGTCGTCAACGGGATCTGTGGGTGGTTCCGGTTGTTTGATTATCTTTTGTTCATAATACTTTTCTGTGTATTCTTCCGTTTCTTGTAATTGCGTATTTAGATTGGTAATATCATCATTTAATTTATTTCTTATTTCTTGTAAACGTTGTCTAAAGAATTGTGTTAAATCTTCTTCGTTATATCTTATAACTTTACCAAATGAATAAACACTTTCTTTTGATAATAAATCGTATTCTTCGCCGATTACGTCAACCTCTAAATATAAAGGTGGGCTAAAATCTTCATCTTTAACTCTTATAGTATCGCCGATTGATGTTGATTCATGTTGATGTAAATAATCAATATCTAAAGAAGAAATTTCATAAGTAACGCTTGCTGTTTTGATTTTATCCAATTCATTTTCGCCCAATGCTTTCAAACGACTTTCGGTAATGTCATTATTTTGCGAGTCCGGTTTGTACACGTCCCATATATAACGCTGTGGCAATCCGAATTGTTCTTGGGCTTGATCGTCTGTAACGATAACCTCGGTTGTGTTTCCGTCGTTATCTTCGGGACCTACAACCATTAAAGCTGTTTTAATTTCAGTGAAATCTATTTGTCTTGATAGCCCTGTTAAGTCTTTACCAAAAACAATTTCTTTACCCTTAAATAATTTTTTCGGTTTCTTCAATACGGCGTAACGATGTTCAACTTTATTTGAACCTAATTCTATATAAAAATCTAATTCCATATCATAAGTTGTTTCAAGCTGTAATGCTACATCGTAAGGTGCTTTGTGTTCCGTCCATGTTGTTGTTTTTAAGCCATTGTATTCTGTCTCGGTCGCTACTTCCCAACCTGTATCACGTAACGCCTCATAAAGCGACTGTGAAGTTGTCATATTTTCAAGTTTGCCCGGTACAAATGGTTTAGCTGTGCCAATATCTTCAAGATATGATGCGTTACTTTCTATCTCGGTTAAACCGTCCATATCATCAGAAATACCTGTTATTATAAACTCTCTATATTGACCGTTACTATCTTTAGTAATTACTCGGTTGCGTTCTCTGAATTTTTTAGCTCTACTTGAAAGTATAGTGAAATCAAACGTTTCTTTTTTATCTTTTTGTTGTCTATCATGAGTCGCCTCAAATAAAGAACCGTCTTTTTCCGAAATAAAATCTATGATTTCGTCTTTGAAATTTAATAGATGAATCAATTAAACACCTCCAATCGTTTTATAAAAACCTATCTCGCCAAAATATTGAAGTATCAAAAGTTTTTTCCGGTAGTATAACCAATTCGTTCGTACCACTTTCTATATTAAAGAAGTCACTTGCAAATGTTTTTTCTTGTAACATAGGTTCTTCGTTTACTACTACAATATTTTCTTGTGTGTCTATTCTTATATCGTCGCCTTTTTGTATTATCATATCTCTAGCGCCTTCGGGTTTCTCTAATAATTCTCTGTTGTACGTTCCTAGAATATAAATGTTAGCAAAATCGGTATTTTGATATCTTGCCTCATAAAGTGTTGTACTTGCTACTTTACGTTGGTAAAAATTACCGGAATCAGTAAAAGTCTTTTCATTAACTGCGATTGGTTCAAGTCTTTGTGGGTATGGCGTTTCGTCATATTTCCAACTTTTAACAGTAAACTCATTGCCTTTTCTAGTTAAAGCGATATATATAACAAAACTATCAAGCCCTTGTATATAAGGGTCGTTATCAAAGTCATATATTTTTACTTGTTCCCCACTTTGATTAAATAAAGTTACAATAATTGTTCCTGTTCTTCTTGATTCGCTCTTTTTAACATACCCGATAGATGCCAATAACCTATTATCTACATCATAGATAAATTGTGAAAATTTAGCTGTTCCCTTTTTCGTATTATTAAGAAGAATTTTAGCTGTTACTCTAAAATCTTGAACACTTTTGGAAAATGATTTTTTAAGACCGCCACCGTTCCAGCCGTCGTTTCCTAATGTGTCTACATTAAGATACAAACTGTTATTTGATGATGAGCTTTGTAATTCTCCACCAGTGGTGCCACCTAAATAATTATCGTTAATACTGCCATTACCTAATTCAATCCAACCTCTCATATCTCGCATTTCGGACGTTAATACGGGAGGGCTGTAATTATCTAACGGTTTATCTACGTCATCATCGCCAATCATAAAAAATTCGTCGCTATCGCCGTTATATCCTTTTGCAATCATAAAGTGACTACTTGGTTCTAAGGCTCTTGCTTGTATCTCGATTGGTGTATCTTTATTACCGGCATTGTATAACGTTGCTTGGTCTGATATTGCCGTTTGTTTTGTTCTTGTACTAGCGTATTTATAAGGGTCAATACAAAGAAAGTTAATTGTAGCTTTACCAAAATTAACAAAATAATCTTTATCAATAGTGCCTTCCAATATTCCGTAATAAATTCTATCGGGTTCTCTATCAAATTGGATTGTCTTTGGTTCATCAGTTGTTAACCAGTCTGCCAAATCTTCGGCGACGTGATCCAAACTTTCTCCAACTTCCAAACTATCAACTAACAACTTAACTTCGATGTTTCTAACTTTATCTCTAACAGATGTTAGGACGGTACCAGACCGTCCGTTTACATCAGTAGTATTAATTTCTCTATCTTGTCCCCAACTTGTTTCATAGTCGGTATAATAACAGTAATCTTTTTCGATACCATTAAATGAGAAATTACTCATTAGCAACCTCCTTTCTATTTACGATTAAAGCGTTTGTTTCTTCTTTCGATGTTTTCAATTTCAGTTTTAACCGTATCTGCAACTTGTTTACCAACTTTCTTATTATCAAGATAAATTGGATTGTTACCGTTGTTACGTGTATTAACTTCGATTGTTTCGTTCGTTTCGTTGCTTTCTTCAATAAGTTCCATGATACGACGCAATGTTTCGCCTTCGGTACTGAAACCTAGCTTGTCGCCTGTTTCTTTCCAAATTGCTTGTGATTTAACTTTGTTTGCCGGGTCGTGACTGATTACACTTTCGGGGAAACCACCTTCGGCAAGCCATGCGATTTCCGGGCTATTGAGAATGCCACCATCAGCGTAACCATGCCCATGACCGATTACATCAAGTAATGACGAACCATATTTCGTGCTTGCATAACGCATACCGGCAATTAGGTTATCCATACCGTTCATGATATTGTTATGACCCGGTAATTGGAAAGCGTCAAACGTACCCGGCTTAACTTGTACTAAACCTTTAGCGTTACCGTCGCTTAATCCATCGTTGCCACCAATAGCTTTAGCGTTGCCACCACTTTCGGTTTGTATCTGTCTTTGCCAAGCACTTACATAGTCTTTTGAAGTTGGTAAACCGGCTTTTTTCAATGCACCTTTAACGTCCCATTTACCGCCGGAACCACCAACATGTGATTTCAACCATGGTAACGGGTCTACTGGTTTCCCGTCTTGACGGTGTTCATAATGAAGATGTGGTCCCGATGAACGCCCTGTATCGCCCGACGTTCCTAGTAGGTCGCCGGCTTTAATTTGTTTGTTTCCATCAAATGCTAAATCACTTAAATGTCCGTAAATGACTTCTAAGCCATTTCCATTTTTTATTGAAACATGATTACCAAAACCGCTACCATCTTGTGGTATAGCTTTAGCAAGACCACTGATTGTTGAGTAAACTTTTTCATAAACGTAATTTAAATCAATGCCCATATGAGGACTATTAAAAGGATATCCCGGCGCCCTTCCATTCGGACTGAATGGGAAATTTAAATTCTCCGGCGAAAAGTCTAAGAAACTACTATTGTCGGCTGTTGCTTGAGCAAACCAACCTTTGATTTTTTCAACTGCGCCATCTTTAAGTCGATTTAAACCACCTTTAGCAAAGTCCCCAACAACTCCGGAATAATCTCCAAAATCTACACCGAAACCTTCTAATGCTTTATCTAAAAGTTTACGAGGACTATCAATCCAATCCATAACATCGCCGACACTATCTTTTAACCAGTCTGCGCCTTTTCCTACCTTGTCTTTAGTCCAATTATAGCCTTGACCTAATTTATCGCCTGCCCAACTTAATGCGTTGCCGACTGTACCACCGTTTAAGTGTGGGTATGCGTCGCCACCTAGTGTTCTGTTGGTTGGACTTTGATTTAATAGTGCGTGTGTTTGTTTACCACTATATACTTTTGATCCTTTAGGTAAATAAGTGTTGGTATCTCTATTTGGCGTAAATGATATTTTGCCATTTGGATATTTAATCATTTCATTACGATAACCACCCGGTCCATTACCTCTACCTTTGTCGCCAACTGTAGCAAATGTACCTTCTTTTAATGCACCATCACTTGATGTTTTAACTTTTCTATTAACTTGTTGATTGTGTGTTGTACCAGTGCTTAAATGTGGTATCTCTTTATCAATACCTAATTTGTCGCCAACCCAATTAATACCGTCAATTAATTTATTTAATCCGTCCTTAATTGAACCGACCATATCATCTATGAAACCTTTGATTTTATCAATAATATTTGATAAACCATTTTTCATATTGTTAAACGTTGATTCCACTCGGTCCCATAAATCAGCTACCGTATTTACTACTGTATTTCTAATTGTGTCCCAAATATCCGAAAGATAGTTAAACACGTTGTTAAAAATACGTTTTGATGTATTCCATAAATCAGTAAAGTAATTCGACACTTTATCATATAAATCTACAACAAAATCTACAACTGTATTTCTGATTTTTCGCCAAGTATCATATAAGAAGTTTTTAACAGATGTGAATATTGATTTGATAGAACCCCACAAGGAATTAAAAGCGCTTTTCACTTTTGACCAAATATAGCGTGCAAATGAAATCACTTTATCAGTAATGTAATTCCAAGTTGAAACTAACCAATTCTTAACAGTTGTAAAGATTGATTTAACATTTCTCCACAACCAAGTGAAATATTGCTTAACTTTAGACCAAATATTACGGGCAAAACTAGATACCTTATTATAAATAAAGTTCCACGTACTTACTAACCAGTTTTTAGCTGTCGTAAAAATTGACTTCGTGTTATTCCATAACCATGTAAAATATTGTTTTACTTTCGACCAAATATAGCGTGCGAAAGTTGAAATCTTACCGTAAATGAAATTCCACGTATTAACTAACCAGTTTTTGACGGTTGTAAATATAGAAACTGTATTGTTCCATAAGTTAGTGAAGTATTGTTTTACTTTGATCCAAATTAACCTTGCATAATATGAAATTCGATTTGTAATTGTAGTCCAAATAAATATTAACCAGTTTTTGACTTTGGCAAAAATAACTTGGATATTAAACCAAATTTTATTGAACCAAAATTTCACTTGGTTAAATATTTGTACTACTCTATCAATTATTTGTGTTTTAATTAAATTCCAAACCCAAATAAAGAAATCTTTAATACCATTAAAAATCATAGCGATTGTAGTTTTCCAAAATAGGAAATTCGCTTTAAGGTTTTGCCACCACAATTTTATAATAGTCATTACTAGACTTTTTGCTTTCGTCCATATTGAAACTAAGAAGTTTTTAACGGCTGTAAAAATCGTAACTGCCCAATATTTAATTGAGTTCCATATTCCTATTACCGCATTTCTAAACCCTTCGTTGGTTTTCCATAAATGAATGAATATACCAACAAGCGCTGTAATGATACCAATAATAATTGTTACGGGTCCGCCCATGAAACGTATTGCTAAACCTACTGCCTTCATAATTGGTGGTAGTATTTTTAATACCATTGCTAAACGTCTGATAATTGGGAATAAAATTCCAATACCAATACCCACAACTTTAATAATTCCGGATAAGGCTACCGCCGACGCTACAAATTTTGTTATTTGTGGGTGGGCTTTCATAAACTCGGCTATCATCTTACTTACTTTAACTGCAATACTTAATACCTTGGCGCCAATTGGCGATACTGCTTGAACAAATTGAACAAACACATCAACGATATTACCGATTAACTCGCCAACCATCGGGGCATTTTTTCTTATATACGCAAGGAAGTTTTGAAACGATTTATTTTGACTTAATTCAGCCGACCAATTTTTAAACTTATTAGTCATACTATCTAAGCCATTTAATACCCAACCTGTTTCACTGCTAAATGCTTTGAATAAGTTGATAATTCCATGAAATACATTGCCGAATATACTACCTAGAATAGGTAAATTTGTTTTTGTATAGTTGATAAAGTCTTTAATACCGTTTGCCGTTGATGTACTATTTGCCCAATCTTGGAAACTTTTAGCCATGTTTTGAAAGCCTTTTGATGCCCATGTAAACAATGGATTGAGTTTGTTAAATAAGGCTACTGCACCGTCGCCGAAACTACCAATTGCATTTAATATATTCTTGAACACTTTTGGTCCAATCTTATTTAAGATACTAAACATTTTTTGGGCATTCTCACTGTTCTTAACCCAATCAAGCAACTTATTTGATGCTTTTGATGTAATAGTCGCTATTTCATTTATAGCCGGTGTGAGTTGGTCTAGGGCAAAACTTGCTGTATTAATACCATTTGTCATGGTATTAAATATCTGTGCTTGATTACCTTTAACTAAACTATCAAATTGTGTTTTAAGATCGGCTATCGCATCTTGATATTTTTGTGTTTCTGCTGTTGCTTTTAACAATCCTTCATCAAGCATTGCTAATGCACGCTTTGACATGCCGACCATTGTCATTGCGCCGGCACCGGCTATACCAAATGCACCGGCAAGACCAACTGCGCCACCAACTACGGCTGTTAATGATGAACCAATAGCCATAACACTTGAAACAACGGCGCCCGCAATTGGAATGATTGAAGTTAAACTTGAAAGTACAAGCCCTTTAAACATTCCACTCGCTACTTCGCCAACGTTACGCAAGCTAGTACCTATTTTGTTTATAGTTTTAAATGTTTTTGATACATCGTTTCTTACGCCACCGAATGTACGTTTAACCGAACCACCAACACTATTGACGACCCTTGTCGTCCTACTGAATTTATCGTTCATAAATACAATATCTTTGTTGAGTGAAGTCATTTCATTTCGTATTGAGTTAAACGCAATTTTTGCCTTACCCGGTAGCTGTGAAAATGAAATACTTTTAATATCTTTATTTAATTTCTGCGTCGTTTCGTATGATACGTTACCAAATTGTTTAAATTCCTTTTCAGCTTGGTGTAACGTCGCATTAATTTGGTGCATACTTTTTGAATATGCTTTGAAATCACTGTCATTCATTTTCTTTTGCATACTATATAACGACAATTCAGTGCTATTTAATTTACTTTGTAAGTCTTTAAAACTATATCCAACTGTTTTAAAATCATCGCCTAAAGACTTACCAAAATTAATTTTGTCAATCTCTGTAAGTTGTGTATCTAACTTGCCGACATCTTTTGACAATGTGTTAAATGCTTTACTTGTCTTGTTAGTCATTTCAGATGTATCAACTTTAGATATTGACTTTTGCAAATTGGTAAAGGTCTTTTGCGATACGCTACCAGTGTCTTTAAATTCTTTTTTAGCACCGTTTAATTCTGACTTAACATTACTTAAATCTACATCATCGCCCATTTCAGCCATTGATTTATCTACTTTAGAAACTGAATTGTTCATCATATCAAAGCGTTTGTTAACGTTCTTTTCAGTAGATGTTGTTTTGTCGTCAAACTCTCGCATTTTACGTTCCATGCGGTCTACGGCTCTTGTAAATTTCGTAACATCAGCATTAAACTTTACATTAACTTTATCCATTTCAGCCATTCACTTTTTCCCTCCTTTCTTACCACTTATCGTTAAACACCTATGAGTTTTCGATTCGTTTTAACTTTTCGATATCGTCCCACTCTAATTCATCGCTCGAACGTGCTTGATTACTCCCTTTGTCATTTTGTTGACCGGGTTCAATGTTCTTCATGAATTTTTTGTTAGCTTTGTCTTGGTTCTTGTCTTGTGGGTTTGCGTGCATACGTGATAGGTGGTTAAGATACAAGCGTTGTTTTTCTCTGTCTGCCTCTTGTTCTAAGGTTTCAAAGTGAATTAATAAATAACCTAGTAAATCAACCGCCGGTGCGTCTATGACTTGTTCACGACCACCAACGATTGGACTAAGCGTATATACCAAACTATCTTCAATTGTTATTGTTTCTTGCTTGTTGTTTGTTTTGTTGTCTTGTTGAAGTTGAGTGCCTTTCCCACTTTATCCATAAGTGATTTAACACGTTTAACAATTTTTTCGATATCGTTCACTTCAACTACTGCCTCGATAATTTCAAAGAAAGTATCCATATCTTGGTGTTCTAAATAAGCACTGTCGATACCACTTGCTACACTTGTTAGTTCAATTGTTCTTTCCGGTACTTTCTCGATTAGGAAACCTAATGCGTCTAAAACATCGAAAATATTAAAGTCCTCATTACGGATTAAATCTTCAATATCAAAACCTTCTGTGTATTGTCCGAATAGGTTTGTTACTGTAGCTTGAAACTCTTTGTTTTCTTGCAAGTCTTTTTGAATTGAGTTAATAACTTTTGCAATTGCGCCTAACTGTCCGGGTCTTACTGGTTTGATTTCTATTGCTTGTGATTGCTCTGTTTCGTGTAGATTGCCTTGTTTGTCTTGGTCGAATAATTTGATATTTACTTTAGTCATTTAAAATTCCTCCGATTATTGTTTGTTTTGCTTAAAATATTGATTTTTTGAAAAATAAAAAAGGTAGCCAATTTGACTACCTTGTAACTCTTAAAACTATTATGAAACTGTAACCGTTACCGTTGCCTTCACATCGCTACTGTCATTTGTTGTTGCTGTAATTGTCGCCTCGCCTGTTGCTACTGCTGTAACTACACCGGCACTATCTACAGTTGCGATTGATTCATCGCTTGACGTGTAAGTTAATGATTTATCCACTGCGCCAGATGGTTGTACAGTTGGTTGTAATGTTACGGTTTCGTCAACGGCTAATGTTTGCGTTTCGCTATTAAATGCAATGCTAGAAACTAATGTGTTATCTGTGTTTGAAGTGTTGCCATTTAATAAGTCGTCCCATTTAGGTAAAATACCGTTAGGGTCAAAGTTACCTGTATAGAAATAATTACCTTTACGTTTTGGTGTTGCACCGTCACGTGGATAAGCTACCATTGCAATTTCTAATGAACCTTGTTCATTTGCACTTGAAATTTCTAGTTCCCCATTAGATGCTGCTTTATAAATATTTATATCGTTTTCGTGTGTACTGTGCGAACGTTTATGAATACGTACTGATTTACCACGTTTACGGTTTGATGCGCCTAATGGTGCGTCTGCTACACCTGTAATTTTTCCATCTTGTTCAACTGTTTCTGTACCTGCAAGCGCAAGTTTCAACATCTCGATTGTTTGTTGGGCTGCGACAATGTTAACTGTTACGTTATACCCTGTTGAGCGTTGGTCCCATGGACTGTTACCATGGTCGGCAATTGTGATATCTTCCATTTCTGGTTCAAATGATACCGATCCGCCTTCGGCTTGGAAGTATGATTTTTCGTCGCCATCTACACCGTCGAATTTAATAATTTCGTCGCCTTCCCCAATGATAATATCCGATAATCCGAAAATAATTTCATCTTCACCGTTACGTGTAGATTGTGCAAAGTGTTGTAAGTTTAATTTGATATGGTCGCTTTTATCAGCGAACGGAAATATTTTTTGTTGTGTCATTCCTTTTTCCTCCTTGATTGCATTAAAAAAGCGAACGCTATTTTTTGCGCTCGCTTGCTTTCTTGATTTGTGTTTCGAAATTCAAACTATATGACATGATGTTATCTTCATCTACACCCAACCTAGCCGGTAGGTGCAACCCGTCTATTGAATACACATTGTAATCAACTTCACGTGTCTTATAACTAACTGTCATAGTATCGTTTCTATGTTGGTGTAATAACTCGTAAACTTTGATTGCTACATCGTTCGCTTTAGCAAAATCAGACGACTTAACAATTATTTGATAACGTGGTCTTATCAATTGCCCTTCATACATACTCGGCGGTTCTCCGGGGTCGCTATAAACAACGATTGTATCGTCGTTACGTGTAGTGAAATTCATAGAAATTAACATATCGGTTTGTATATTCGATTTTAAATAATTCATTATCGCTTGTTCTATCATGTTTAACCTCCATAAGTTTCAGTAACGACGTTAGCCAATTGACTGCGCCACCTACTTTGATTAAGTAGTTTTGCATTGGTTAAGAATTTTCTTCCCGGTTCAAAACTACCTACGTTAGGTTTGGCACGTGTTAATTCGCCCCGTCCGTTAATATAATAATCGGTATAAGTAACGCCTCTAGCGTATTTATTGTACATACCTTTTCTTGAAGGTTCTTCGTGTCTACGCAACGCATAAACTAACGGGGAACCGACCGACAATGATATTTGACCATTTACATATTTTGCGCCGGTACTTTGAATTGATTGTTCTAACTGCCCCGTATCTCGTGGCGCTAATGCTTTCGCATCTGCCTCCACTTGGTAGCCTACTTTATTCGCCTTTTTAATCATATTGGTAACTAATTTTTTATCAGCCGTTTTCATCTTGGCAATAAAACTTTCTGTATCTTGGTTATTGATACCAAAATGTTTATTTGCCATTGATAATCAACGTTCTAAAGGTAGTACGACTAGCCGATAAATTAGTGGTTTCCGTATAACTTTTAACGGTACCTGTCTTAACTGTTCCACGTCTTGTCGTGTATTCAACTTTAATACCTGTATTTACGGGTACATCGTGCATTACGTCTACTTCGTCTACTGCATCATCATATACAAAAGTTTTATTCCTTTGTAATTCAGCGTGTTCATTCACACGACATTTGAATGTTGATGTATCAGTTAACGGCTGTCCGTAATCGTCGTAACTTTCATTACCGTTTTCATCAAGGATTGGTACAGACATTGTTATGCTTTGTCGCATTGGTGGAATCATATTAACCTACCTACTCGCATTGTTGTTTTCGGTGTACCGTTTTTCTCGTGATCCTTATCAATAATAGAAACAACGTTAGGGCTTAATATTTCGTCTTGTTCTAATACGGCTTTCACATCTTTAACAGTATAATCAGTGATTCCCTGTCGTTTTAACATCGCTATACCTTCGTACTCTGACTCAACATTGTACAAGGACTGTAGGGCTACCATACGCTTTGATAACTCTACTTTAGGATAGTTGGTTAGGAAATCGTTAATTTGTTCCTGTGCGCTAAATATATGCTTTGTAAGTGCGTCATCTGTTAACTCGTCGAAATAATCCGGTGTAGGTAGTTTTGACAAATAATCTTTAACTTCTTGTTCGTTTACTTCCATACCTCACACCTCATTTCTCTAATTCTTCTAATGCTTTAACGTAATCTTTTTTTTTAGCTTTACGACCAACTTCAATATCATTATCTCGTGCTAGTTGCTGTAGCTCTTTAACTGTCATTGATTCATAGTCAACACCGTTTGTATCGTTTGATTCTTTGTTGTCTATTTCTCCGACAACTTCGACCAAATGATTAAGGCGACTATACTCATCATCATTTAGATAAATATAACCGCCTGTGCTAACTAATGATTTATGATGTGATATTGAGCCTTGTGTAACTCTACATTTCTTCATCATAAAACACCTCTAATTAATTATGCTGTTGTTCCGTCGTCTACTGTCCCACCATCTGTAGGTTCTTCACTGCCTGTTGGCGCTACATCTAAGTAAACTGTACCGTTAACGTTTTTAGTAACTGGCATAACAACTTGTCCGACAATTGTTTTTTCTGTTACTGGGTCTTTATCAATAACAGTGATAACAAATTTACCTTTTTCGAAATTATTTTCAACACTTGGACCACTCATAGTAGAACCTAGTACAGATGAACGTAATACTACTTTATCGTCTGCTAAGTGTTCATGTGTTTCAATATCGCCAAGTTCGTTTTCAATTGCCGTTTCTGTGTCATCAATAACGATTGGTGGCAACTTAACAGAATTGAATAATGCAATAACGTCGTCATCTTTAACAATGCGTGGACTGTTTGTGTCGTTAAATAATTCTGTTTTGATTTGTCCGGAACCAACTAACTTGTTATAAGTAGTTGAGTTCATGTTAATAACTTCCGGTTTCTTACGACCATTAGTTTTTTGGAATTGCTTAACTGCGTTTTGTAAGTCTGTAATTGGTGCGCCTTGTTCCGTTCCCCATTCGTTCGCTACTGTAATGTTGTTTCCTTCCGGACGGTCTAAGTCGAAAGTTAAACGTGTTTGCGTCATTGGGTCTGCATAATCTACACGACCGTTGTAAGCCATTTGAGAACGGATATACTCTACTGTGTCATCAACTGAAACCGATAACTCGTTCGTGTCGATTAAAACACCATCAACAATTTTTTGACGTTCTGCATCATTACGTGGGTTTCTGTAGTGATACATTTCAATTTCATCTAAGAAATTAGCGTTTTGAATTTTAGTAAGGCTTGCAATTGCTTGTTTGCCTTGTCCTTTGTTTCTAATTGGTGCGCCTGCGTTAAAGCCTGTAATTGATGCCGACGCATTAATTTGTTGCTCTACAATGTTATAAACATTTTCGATTTCTTCAACTTCTTCAATTGGGTATGCGCTTGCTAAAGGATACTGATTCGGCGTATCTTCCGAACGTAATTTATCAGCCTCTTTAACAAACGATTTTAAACTCGCTTGTTGTAAGCGTTTATCTTCTAATACCATTAATAATCCTCCTTATGATGTAAATAATCTTAAATATCAAATACTAAGCGACCTTGCGACGCTTGTTTGAAATTATCAGTAACACCTTTACAACGTGCCTCAATAACCGATGCCTTACGTACTGCACTAACAATTTCATTTTCATTAGGCTCTACTGTTACATCGTTCGCTGTTAATACTGCACCTTTCATTGATGCCGGTGTACTTCCTGTTACAAGTTCAAATAAACCTGTTTCTTCATTACGGAATATAGCCGTACCAATTGGCACTTCTGTTACTTCTGTGAATGTTGAACCGTCTAAAGTAGTGTTACCTACTGTATATTCAACGTTTTTGCCGTCACGTAAAAACTCAACTGATTTACCAAATGTTTTGTATGTTTTTGATTTTAAATTCATTGGTTATGCCTCCTTACCTAATAATCTTTGTGCATTATTTTTCCCGATTGCCTCATCACTGTTATCAAAACCGTTATTGCCTTTTTTAGCACCCGGATTATAATTACTTGTTTGTGATTGGGCTTGTTGCTGTTGTTGTGAGCCTTGAGCTGGATCATCAGAATTTGTTGAATCTAAGAATAAGTAAGAATCTGATTCACGTAACTTTTCCAATTGGTCTTGTAAACCTATAACCTCGTTATCTTCATCATTGAATTTAAGATTTTCTGATTCAAGTAAAGACCTAACCGCCTTAACGTTACGTGCGCCCGAATCACGTAATTTATTTTCTAAACTGTGATTAAAGTTAAGGTCTTTAACTTCTTGCTTGCGCTGTTCTTCTTTATCTTGATTCGCTTGTCGTAAGTCACTAATTGTTTGTTGCAAGTCATCGCCGTTTTTAGCTTTCTCTTGTAAGTCTTTTAACTCATTGTCTTTTTGCTCGTTATCTTCTTTGTAAGAATCAACGGTATTTTGCAACTCGTTAAGTTTCGTATCTTTTTGACTTACCTTGTCTTTAAAACCCTGTATTTCTTGACCATGTAGTGACATCACTTTTTCCAATGATTCATCATCAATTCCGACGTTTCTTAAATCTTCTCTTGTAAAACTCATTTACAATTCCTCCTTACGTTTTTTTCTACGGTGTTCGACACCGATAGGATTAAGCGTTGTATCGTAACGCCTACGGATCATGTATAAAGAGAACGAAAAAGGCACACACCTTTTATTGATGTGTACCTTCAAAATTTATGTTCGCCAAATACATGAGGGATATATAATGACTACAACTTTCGTTGCAAGTTATATTGTACCGGATTACGTTACTTTATAGCAAACTATGTTATATACGTCACTTGTGCCACTGTATTTAATTCATGTACGGTTTATAATCTTCTATGTTTTTATCGTATTCTTTCGCTATATCCTTGTCCGCATCATCTACGTATTTATACAACTCATTAGGCATCAACATAAATATATGTTCTAACGGGTCATCATCTGCGTATGCCTCGATTACATCATCAAAACTTTGTTCGTTTTCAAATGATTGCGCTATGTTATAACGTTCAATTGCTAACGCTAGTATTTTGTCTAGCCAAAACATTTGTGTTTCTCTAGTCATTTACAACACTCACTTTCCCACGATTTAATAATACATAATATTGTTGCCCTTCAATATACAACACATCATAGCCTAACATAATAGCTAAATTTGAAGAATTGCGTGTAATACCTTTTAATAAATCTTTTGTATTTGTATCTAAATCAGATAACTTAATATCCATTTCCCATTCCTTTTTAATCTTATTCAAATCTTTTTTACTTATTACGTTAGCATCATCATTAACTTTCATGTTCATTATATTGTTTGCGTTGTCTTTGGCATAACGTGATAAGACAAGTTCTTTATTTTCTTCGGTCATTACTGCCGTATAAGTACCATGCCCAAATATTCCACGACCTATATAATGTTTGCCTGTCTTGTATTGTTCTATTAACTCACTTGCCGGTGTATCGCCAAAATCATTGAGCCCTCGCATTAATTTATTACCTTCGTCTAACTTATCAAATTCTTCTTTTGTGATTGACTGTGGCAACTCATTATATCCAAACATTTCAGAAATAACTTCTTGTGATTTTCTATTGAATGGTATTTCGTTTTCTTTATCATAATCATCAAGTTCAAATTTAAATTCACTTTTTGGTGCATCTGTGAAGTTAGTACCTAATGTATCATCAATCGTTTCTAATAAAGTTGGTGCCAATTCTACTAAATCATCTAACGATTCAATAGGTGGCATTGCGTTATTATCCTGTGTTGCATTTTGAGTACCGTTTTCAGATTGTTTATTATCATCTTGAATATTTGTATCAGATACATTGCTTTCGTCTGTGTTTTCTTCCTGTGTGCTTTGTGGTTTATCTGATACTTTGTTAGGGTCATAGACTTTTTTCATCTGTGCGAACCATTCGTTATATTTAGGTTTGTCATTTGTCTTAACTTGCAAATACTCTTTAAACATTTGCGGTCCTTCACTGCCTAATCGGTTACGCATCTTGTTGTATGAAAGGTTATTGCGTCTTGCTTTAGCCTTTGCCTTTTGGTCTGTGTTGTATCGTTCCTTTTCTGCCTGTGTTCTATTGTCTGTTGATGCATCAAATGATTTAGAATGTTCCAAATCTCTTTTAATTTCATCATCGCTTTTAAAGTCTGTGATATAAGGTCTAAAGTTACATTGACAATTGGGGTGTTTAGGAAACGTTGTATATAGATTAATGTAAGGGAATTGGTCGCCACGTTCAGTAGCAAACACATGCCCTCTATATCTAACACATTCCCCACATGTTGGAATATTCCCCGTAACATACACATGTTTTATATCATCTTCGGCATATCTGTTTAAATGACTGTGATTGTATGCCGTTTGTGTTTTTGTTCTTACTACTGTTTCGGCGTAAAAGTCCAATGGCAAGTGTTTGCCGTCTACTGTGACAAATGAAGTCATACCCTGTTCGCCAAACTTTTTAGCAACTCTTTGTGACATCTGCTTATTAGTCATACCAACCATTAACCCTTTTGATATTTCGTTTTGTACATCTTTAACTGCAACGTCTACATTCTTTTTAGAATATTGTTTAGCTGTTCTAAATGCACCCGCTAAGTCTTGCATAGTATCAGTGACGATTGATGTTATAGCGTCTGTATGAACAAACTCTTGGGCAATTGCATTTTGCACATTAAATGCACCGGTACTTGTAACCAATCCAACATCAATTAATTGTTGTTGTGCGTTAGATAAACCATTTGCGTATTGCTCGTATATGGTTTGTGGCACTTCTTGTTGTACACTTGACCCTATGTTATCAAATAACTTTTCTATAGCCATATACATGCGTTGTGTGTCCTTATCGCTTTCAATGTTTACGCCACTAACTAATTCTTTAACTTGATTCTGTAAAAACTGTGATAACTTCTTAATTTGTTCTGGTGTCAATGCCATTTATAACACCTACTCATTCAATGTTGGTGCATTTGTATTTTGTTCAATAGGGTTACCCATTTCATCAAGGGGATTTCCGTTGGCATCACGATTGTTCATAAAGTTTTGTAGTGATTGATTCCCTAAGTCCATGCTCATGCTATCACTTTGAGTCTGATTGCTTTGTATACGTTCGATTTCTTCCCTTACCCATTCTTCCGATTTTTCCGGATTAATGCGTCTTATTGTTTCTTCAAGTGATTGTATACCGGCGTTATATTTAGCGATGTTCTCGGTGCTTATTTCTTCTTGTGGTTTTGGTAGCATATCTTTAACAATGATATTAGGTCTTTCAATAATGATTTCATCGTCTTTATCATGTGCGAACCATAAAGCCGATTCAAAGGCATTTTGTAGAAACTCTACGTATTCATCACGAATCTTTTCAGACTTGATCACAGATAACATTAAGTCATAGAATTTAGCTATGCCGGATTGAGTACCACTATTTGATTCTTTTACTAACTCAATAGCGCTTTCCGACGTTTGCGTTTCTGCTAACATCATACGGACGATATCTTTTACATACGACATATCGCCAATTTTACTTGTGTCGATTTGGTGTACTTCCATTGATTTACCGTTCTCGTCTATTTCTGTAACTTCCAAGTCCCTATGGTCTATCTTGTTCTCGTCCCCGAATTTATCTTGCGCAATTATTTTAAGTTGTTCCATTGTTCCTTTTGGTATAGATATTCTAGGCTTACCATTACGTTCAAATGTTTGCGCTGTACGTGTTACCGTCCAATTGATTTCTTCTTGCTTACCAGATATACCACGTAAAGCCGAATTACCTAGTTTGTTAGTAAATGTTGGGTCGTTCGCTAGATAGCTTACGAATGTACGTTGACGCCCTTTAAATACTTTGTGTGTGTCTGCTAAATCAATTTGTAGTTTGTCTTGTATTATTTCCGGTTCTTCCACTAATACAAGATTGTTTTCATCATTAGATTTATATAATCTATCTAGTGTTTCAATAGCATCTTCACTTTCTCTTTCAGTATAAACGTGTACATATCTGAAACCTTGTTCTTCTTCTTGCTGTGTTGGTTCCAACTCATATACTAAATCAACGCCTAGTCCGTCATCATGTGGAAAGTAAACGTTACGTTCTTTGATATCAATTGCTATTTTACCGTTCTTAATCATTGGTACGGCTACGATGCCACCGTCAATTTGTAATTGATTTAGATTCATAGTGTGATTGATATTACTATTCTTTTTAATTTGGTCTATAACTTCCTGTTGCTTGTCTGTGGTTTGACCGTTAAAGTCGTTTGTTTCTGTTTGCTCTATAAATTCATCTTGTGTTTGTGCTTGTGTGCTTACTGTAGTTTGTTGTGTGTTATTTAACATATCTTCTTGGGCTAAACTATCGTTTGGATAATTTGTCTTAATCCCGTTCAATGTGCGTGCAACAAGCATACTAGGTAAATCAACTATCACACGACTAATATTAATCATTAGGTAAGGCGTGCGAACGTTCTTCGATGCTACTTCATTTTGTGTGCTGTACACGTCTATAATCTCGCCTTGTTCAATTAGGTTAATTGCACGTGGGAACAACTCGTGGTGTCTGCCTTCGTATAATCCCCTGTAGTAATACATATCGTCATGTACTTGCTTAATGACTTCTTTATCAAATTTAACCCATGTGTTATCTTGATTTCTAAATTGCATTGTGTACCTCCTTAGTTCTATTTAGGTTATCTATTAACCTATTACGTTACACATTACCATGCGTTACCCGTTATCACACTAGCCGTTGGTTTAGATGCAAAATAATTTAACGCTTGTGTCATCGCATCAACTGTATCGTCATGTACTGCGTTATCAAACATTGTTAGTTCATCAATGAAATCATCAACACTAGGAACCTTTTTACCAACAAATACATTGCCCGCCTCAAAGAACGGCGTTACTGCGTATGATCTCGCTACCTTACTTTCTTTAGGTGTAATAGGTATGATGCCACTAATCTTTTGTTTTAACGTGGTAATGATAGCCGGTCCATTTGCCTTATCCTCTATCAATATTTTTCTACATTTAGGATATTTATTCTTCATGCTTTCTACTGCTCTAACGCTTTGTGTAAAGTCCATTTTTGCCCGTATTTGATCTATTAAGTAAAAGTCTGCACCCTTCTTAATCCATACTTGCCCGACCGCATAGTCGCTTGATTCACTATCTTTAAAGGTAAAGTCCCAACTTACTAACATATCATCATGTTGTGGTGGCACCCTATCATAGTATTGTACCCATTCACGTTTAAATATGGTACCTTGTGCCGGCGACGGTCTTTGTTGGAATAACGATGCCCATGTTCTCGAACCTACTTCACTTTTTTTAAGGTCTGCCCATTCTTCATCATAGCCCAATTCTCTACATAATGGTTCTCCTTCTTCACGATTTAATAAATCGTCGTCATCTTCTGCAATTGCCGGCAACCTTAACCTGTTCCAATCATAAGGCGATTGCTCTAATAAACGCCCTATAAAATCATCTTGGTGCCAACGGGTCATGATAACTATTACACTTGCGCCGTCGTGTAAACGTGTAGATAATGTGCTTTCCCATTCGTCCCAAATGTTCTCACGTATTGTTTTACTTTGTGCCTCTTTTGAGTTCTTAATAGGATCATCAATTATCATTAAGTCGGCACCTTGTCCGGTAATACTTCCCCCGATACCTGTAGCAATCATGCCACCGTTATAATCAGATAATCCCCAATCGGTGGTACTATTGTTATCAGCCGATAAGCTAAGATTAAATAAATCACTCGAAAATTCTTCAAACTTGTTACGGTTTAATCTACCGAATTTACGGGCTAACCCTTCGGAATATGCCGATGTAATAACTCGTTTACTTGGATTGCGCATTAAGAAGTACGACGGAAACGTTTCAGTAACTGTCATTGACTTACCATGACGTGGTGGCATTTCAATCATTAAGTGCATTTGCTCGCCGTCTGCAATACGTTGTAAATACTCACATATTAAATCAGTGTGTGCGTAATGTTCAAAGTTTCCATGATGCGCCGATTTAACATAACTACGATAACTACGTCTTGCACTTTCACGCCTAGCCTCTCGTATGATTAACTTCTTTTGTTCTGCTGTCATCGTCATTCTTCATCACTCATTTTTGCTAATTTTTCTATATCTTTATCACTTACGCTCGACAAATCAATTTTTTGTTCAATGCCACCGGCGTGTTCAATATTTTGTTTCTCTCGCCATACTTCTTGCTTACGGTTTTTAAGCCAAAATATTTGTGCTGTTGTGTTAGGCTTTGCGTATTTCTCTACGTCTACTACCTCGCCTGTATCTGTTAATTGTTGTTCTGTATATTTAAAGCCTATTGCGTTTTTAAACAAAGCGTTCTCAACTTGCCTATCAGCACTATCACGATTTACCTTTAGGGCGTTAAGAAAGTTAGTATCTCTTTCTTGCCATTTGTACAATGTAGGCTTTGTGATACCGATGTTATGGGCTATCTGTTCCATTGTTAGTCCGTCCCTCGCCCAACCTTGTACACGTATTAAATTATCTTCTTTCAACCAATCCTCTAACCTTATACGTTTTGCCACTTTCACACCTCCTTAATTAAAATATGGTAAAAAAATAAACGCCACTTAATTAAAAGTGACGTTTTAAACAAAATAAACAAAAGAAAAAGATAAACAGATGAACAAAAAACACTAGAACACCATTTATTGATGTCCTGTTTTGATTTTACCACCCGTTTAAAATAACGACTACGAATGTCATTCACTGTAATAAACGTCACTTATTGTTAAGCAATATCATGCTTTTGTTTATACTGCTTATATTCTTCGTCAGATTTGCACATAACTTGCGCCATCTCGTTAATAATGTTTTGTACTCTAGTTCGTTTAACTCTTAATGTATCTGCAATGTATTGGCACGTATGCCCTTGTATTCGTAAAGCAAATACAATGATATGTTGGTCTTTGTGTAGCTTGTATGCGTTGTTATCTATAAATGCTATTTTCTGTTCTAAATTACGAATAACATTATTACTTTTCATTAGTTGCTTTGCTTTTCTAAATGTTGGGTCGCTAACACCATTACCTTTTGGCATCATTGCATCAGTTCCATATGCCATTGCACTTGCGCCCGGTTCCATGCTGTCGTTATATTCTTCAACTAAACAATGTAATGTATGAACATCATCGTTGTATGTTTTAAGCATATTAATAACTTGCTTTGGTTCGTATATCAATATAGCACCCACTTTTCATTTGTTATGCGATATTTAGGTAATCGTAATAAATACCGTTTTTGCTTTTAATTTGTGTTTTATTTTCTCTAAACCAATCTAACGGAATTGATTTCCGTTTCATGTTTTCTTTTAAATACTCGTACTCGCTTATTGTGAGCTTATACAGTTCGTTTTCTTTACTAAATAGTATTAATATAAACGATAAGCCTTTTTGCTTATGTGCGTTCTTTAAATAGCTTTCTTGATGTTCTTGTAATCTACTAAATTCAAATCTGGGTGTATTACATTGTTTAGCATCAAATGAAACAAATTGACCTTGTGTTACACCTGTAAAATCAACTGTACTTTTCTTTGTATAGCGAAATGTATTCTTTCGTGTGTTACCACTCATTGGTGTTGGTATCTTGTCTATCAATGCTAAACCACGTTCTAAATATTGGTTGTTGGACTTCTCTATTACTTTTTCTAAGAAAGCCCCTCTATTCTTGTATATTGTATTAGTCATTTATGATTACTTCTTTTCTTTGTAATAAATCAGTCAAATTATGAAATGACGGTGTACCAACATGTATTGGCATAATATTTAAGTTCTTAACTTCCCAACCGCCTATGATCTCGTCATTTTCATTTATCATTACCAAACTAGGCTCGCCGGGTATTGAGTACATGAAATATCTATCGTTTGATTCTTCACTTATGTGTTCATCTTGAAAGTTTAAATTCTCATAGTTGATGTGCATTGTAACGCCTCCAAAGTACATGTTTCTTAATCCGTTACTTAACTTTAAATAAATAACTTTCCGGTCTTTCGTAAGCATCTTTAACGTGTGCTTTGGGTTTGTAATCCATATAACCTTTAGTAAATTGATATATAGTTTTCGAACATTCCCAAATAGATATAACCAGAAATGCACGTGTTAATTTTAAAATGAATTTTTTCATGCTATCCCTCTTTCACATTTATAACGTATTACGTTACTTGTATATTTATTATACCAGTTCTAAAAGCATATTTCATGCTATATAAACAAAAAAACCATTGAAATTAATCAATGGTTAAAAGTTCATACTTAATAAATAAAGGAGTTTATAAACATAGCTTTAAATTACGTCTGTAATTAAAAGTAAAACAAAAACTGTAAAAATATAAGGAAACAAATATACGAAAAACTCAAACTAAAAAATACTAAGAAAGGTATAGATGAAATAATCTATAAACATATATTATAACGTATTGCGTTATTTTTCAACTCAAATACAATAAAACACATACATGGAATTGAACCATTTGTTTTCGTACTTCCGGAAACTACTACCAGTAACAATATTATATTTTCTACTTAACTAATGTAAGTGAGGGGATCGAACCCTTTCCAAATTTTCGGTGTGTGTTTCCTATATTTTAATAATATTGCGTGTGTGCATTTAATAAAAAAACAACGCCTTTTATTGACGTTGTTTAGTAACACATAATATAGTATTGCGTTGATTTATACATAAACCGTTTTACATATTGGTATTAATGTAAGTAAAAAGTACAAGGAATAATAAAAGCGTATATTTACTGTAACGAATTGCGTTATTTATTGCAAATAAAAAACAACGGCCTGTCTATATGCAAACCGTTGTCACACTGCTAAGTGGGAATATTAAATTTGAATGAATATAAAAGTTAGGTTTGAGCGACCTATTTATTATAATAACGTATAACGTTACTTAAGTCTAATAAAAAATACTTGTTAGAACACCGTTGTGTCGATTAACAAATACACTGTGACGACCATATAAATAATTAAAGTAACTGCAAATAAAAATATTCCAAACGCCATTTCTTTTTTGTCTTTATGTTCAATGCCTTTTTGTGCTGTAACCACACTATTAACCAATGGATATACAAGCAACACATAAGCTGTAATATAAAGAATGATTGTTAACACCTACTTGTCTATACTATTTTAAATTGAATAGCCTCTATATCCTTCTCATATAGCATGCGTGCTTTTTTAGTTTTATCGACAATAAACATTCGTGATATTTAAACAGTTAATATTAATTTCATAATAGCATATCCCATAACCAATATGCACCGGCAACCAATACAGATACTACAAATAATGCTAGGGCAACCATTACGATTGCCAAAATAATGTTTATTACCTTATTTTCATTCTCACTAAGATTATTTTTCAATTTATCCCAACTTTCTTGAAAATCAATTTTGAAAATGACTGTTTTTATAGTATAATTAATTTATAGAAAGTTTACATGAAAGGAAGTGAAACAACAAAATGGAAATATGGGCTTTTATAATTTCAATAGGTGCTTTATTAGTGTCTGCTTTTACATTCATAAGAACGTGGTACGTTAATAAATTTAAAATTGATGTAAAACTAATAAATACTTACGAAACACCGCATCAAGGTTTTTATGCAAAACTACAAATAGAAAACAAATCAGCAACCCAAGTATCAGTAACCGGATTAAGTATTGATGATATTCAATACAATTCGTCGGGTAAACTAGCTGTACAAGGTACAGAAATAAACCCGCCTATTTATAACCAAGTAATACCTGTAGATATTGGCGGATATAATGCCAAAAAGTTTTATGTGCATTTTAGAACCAACAAACGTATGGACGATTTCGACGATGAAGTTAAATTAATAGTTTATACATCACGCGGAAATCATGAAACTAAAATAAATATCAAAGATGTTAAAAAATCTTTGGAAGAAATTAGGGACTAGACTTTTGTCTAGTTTTTTTTATTTGCTCGATATTTTAAGTTTATCCTTACTATATATATTGATCTTCGAATTAACTTTATCTATAGTTAAAGTTAAATATAAATAGACTAGGGGTCGTTAATTTGAACATATCCAATATTCCACCAACATTTTTTAGTTCTGAGGATAATAGAAAACGTATAGAAACGATTAGCAATATAAACACCGAACGTTTGCTTGAAAATGTAAAAAAAGCCACTACTATTGACACTGATAAAATGATTGAAAATTTTAAAATTGCTACTACTATCGACACTGATAAATTAGTAGAATCTGTTAAATTGGCACCTAAAATAAATGAAATTATAAGTAGAAATGATATTCAAGCAATTTCAAATAAATTCTTTCAACAATATAACTTTTCAGAGACAATACAAAATTCTGTAATCCGTAATGTATCAAATTCAAAAATTAGATTAGATACATCAAACGGGACTTATAAAATAAAACCAATGAGTATACCTAATAAAGAAGTGATTAAAGATTACACACCAATTCTCGACTATGCTATAAAATGGAATGAAAGAACGGCGTTCGGTATTGAAGGTGGTTATAGTTTATATTCACTTATAGGTGATATGCCAACCGAATTTTTCATTTTCATAGGCTTTTTACACCTTTTAATTGCACTTGTACTTGTAAATGCTAAACATAATCAAAAGATTAAACTTGAACAAAATGAAAAGGAATAGTTATCTATTCCTTTGTTTTCTGTCTAACACATTTACAATATCTCTCACTTGTTTTTGTTCTTCTTTTGTCATATCTTTCATTTTTTCCACTACTTCGTACATATCATCGGTCATCTGTTTCTCTATTGTTGACACTTCATTGCCAATTAAATATTCTATAGGTACATTGAAATATTTCGATATTTTACTTACTACACTAACTTTTGGGTTTTGATTGTCCCAACGTCTAATTTGCCCATTACTTATCCCATTTTTTCTTTCTATTTCGGCAAAATTAGTGCCCTTTTTCTTACAAAGTTCTCTGATTGTTTCTACAATGCTATGTTCCATTTTAAACCCCTCTTTTATCCTTAATCTAATTATCCATTATAAGGCACATCATAGCGCCAATATAAAGCAACCATACGCAAACTAATGCAATTGTGAATGTTACTACTACTTTTATATAACCCTTCTTATATGTTGCCCTAAGTTCTTGTGCAAACTTGATTGTTTGGTACAACAAGAAAGCAAATACTATTGCGCCCACAACGTAAATCAAAACGTTTAACATGTTTAGCCTTCCTTTTTCATTCTTTTTGAAACTTCATTCAGCTTATCTGCATAATGTTTCATATTATCCCCGAATTGTTGCATATCCAATTTAGCTTTTAACTCTATTGAATTTTCAGCCTCGACAATCATATAATTTTCATTTTCTTTTATTTTCTTAGCATCTGCAAATACTTCGCCTGTATCGTGCGTGGTTACTTTAACTAAATATTCCATTGTGTGACCTCTCTAAGTAATTATTTCGACATATATAATTTAATCATAGGTTTTATGGTTTCTTTTATAAGTTTTTTCATATTATCATCTAAAACAACTTTTTTATTGATACCTTCTATTTCTAAATCGAATGTAGCATCATTTGAAATTGAGCTTAATATATAATTTAAATCGTTCTTTTTAGTATTCTCATTCAATAAATTATATTTGCTTTGATCAAAGTATTTTTCTTTCTTTAATATTTCCATTTTATCTCTTTCAGTATAACCTTCTATCCGTTCAAACAACTCATTCATAGTTTTAAATTTATCATAACCATATTTAGTAAATGCGTCTGCAATACGAACAACAATATCTGATTTGGGAAAATTTTGTTTTCCTTTTTCGATATTGTATAAATACGTCCTACTCATTGATGCGTCAATAGACAACTGTCTATTACTTATGTTTACTTTTTCTCTCTTTGTTTTAATAAATTCCCCTAGATTTTCAGTATTCATATAAACCTCCTAATCAAACCAACTCATATGTTTTGTAGAATATATCCGGCTTACAAGCGTAAACCTCGTTATTTACGCCCTTAATAATATAATCGCCTTTATCGACTAGCATATAGCCTTCTAGTGTACAGATGTATAACCTTTTCTCTAATGAGTCTACGTTAAAAAACAGTTCTATTTGGTCATTAGACCAGTCGTATAAATCGACAATGTTTGTACTGTCTGTGTACTCTACAAATTCAATTTCTATCGGGTTTTTAATCGCTTTGTTTATCATAGTTATCTCCCTCCAATATCTCGTCTGCTTTACTTTTAATTTGTTGTCTTTCTATTTCTGCTACATTGCCTTGTGATTCAGTTTCTAATTTTAAAGACTGTACAAAGTACATATTAACCAACCATTTAATAAATGCGTCTTCGTCTTGTATTTCGTCTAATTGTCTTTTTATAACACCTGTCATTTACCTAGCACCTCTTTTACTTTTTCGTATATATCTTTAGATTCCTGTTGACCCGAAACCGTTTTCCCCTCTTGGTGTTTCATTGCCAAATTCATCTACTTTCTGTAATTCCGGCGTCCATATAGGAACGATAACCAACTGTGCTAACTTGTCGTCTTTGTTGATCAAGTAACAACCATCTATAACTAAATTCTCATCTGTTTTAGGTCTTTCAATGTATTCGCCATCTATTCCAATAGGCGACCAATGAAAGTTATAACTATTCCAATTCTCTAATGATTCTATATCATTCTTAACATTAATCTTCATATGACCTTGAAATCCTGCGTCAATCTTACCCGTCTCAACTACAAGGTGTGTCTTACTACTCACACCACTTCGACTTGTAAGCAACCCTATATATCCTTTAGGAATGTTAACGGCTACGTCTGTTTTAATCTTTGCTTTGTCTTGTGGTTCTAATATCTTTGTTTCTGATGCGTATATATCGTAACCGGCGTCTGTTTCATGATGTCTTTCCGGAATTTTTGCGTTCTCACTTAATAATTTTACTTCTAATGTGCTATTCATTTTTTGTCCTCCGAATCATTTTTGTTTTCTTGAATCTTTTTTAAAATATCATTGCATGCTTGAACGTAACCGGCGTCATACAAATCATCATTTATATCTTCTATAGCATTTTCATTCAAAAACCTTTTTACAACATCAAATGCTTTTGCTTTCTTCTCTAGTTCTTCAATGTATTCATTTTCAACATACACGAAACCAATTGGACGTGGTGCGCCTCCTTCTACCTCTAAATCTTCGTTATTCATTAAATTATTACTATCTACGTTAAAAATTGTTTCATCTTTCATTTATTCGTCCTCCTCATTTAACCCATAATATTATCGTTATCTAATCTATCAATATACTTTCTTGAAGAAACATTTTTACTTCCGGTATTATTTATAGCTTTGCAAATATGATTAGTTGCCACTGTTATTGTTGCAACTATGATTAAAGTATCAAATTTGAAATCGTGGTATTTATTCAACCCCTCTTTAAGATTTTGGTATACTTTTTCAAGTTCTAATAAAGAATACATTTACTCGCCCTCCATATTCATATTCGATTGTATATTGTGTTTTCTAGTCAATTCGTTTTTCTCGTTTCGCAATTGACCGTTCTCACGTTGTAATCTTACGTTTGATGCTCTTACAACTGGCAAATCGTCGATTAATGTATCTCGTTCTTCTTTCATGTTTTTATATTCATTCAGCAAAGTATTATAATCATTTTCTAAACTTGATAAATTCGCTTTTAATTCTTTAACTTGTTGTGTTAAATTTTTTTCATTTTCCATTTCGTGAACCTCCTAATTAATAAAGCACTACGCCCAATTCTTTTTCTAATTCAGCAACACTTACGCTTTCGGCAATCAACTTTTCAAATTGTGGGCTTTCTTCTCGTTTTGATAACCCACTTGCCATACGTCTGAATGTGCTTGATTTAATATTCGACTTTTCCATTACTTTTTTTGCTGTACCCCCACAAATTACTTCATCGCCTTTATAAATCACGTATTCACGTTTTGGTTTGTATGCCATGTCTAAACCTCCTTACATAAAACTAAATAAATCTAATTGTTCTATTTCATTTTGTTTATCATCTTCTACTTTTGGCACCTCACGATCGTATTCAATTTCATAATCGCCAATGAAAAACCCTTCAATTTCTCGTGTGTTGCTTTTTCCGTCTTTGCCTAAGAACATATCAATGTTTCCTGTTTCACGTTTGAAAAACTCTATATATGCTACGTCGTTTATACCTACTTCCAATGCTTTATCTTTATTACAAACTTTTTTAATCATTTTATTACCCCTCTACGCTTTTTAAATTGTTATCAAAAATAATAAAGTTGTCGTTAATTTCTACTTTGATTCTTCCAATCCTAATTACTGCCGTACAGTCGCCGTCGTTATATATTAAGTCGTCTACAACCCCGAAATGAGATTGCGAATGACCTTTTTTAACAAACCAAACTTCTTGTTCTTGTATCAGCTCATGTGTTTTTAAGTACATATAACCCCCTAACGTTACAAAGAAACTTATTCCGTTACTCAATCTTGCAATAAATCATCTAAACTTATTTGTCCTAATTCATATTCTCTTACAACGTCGAAATTTCGTTTAAATTCTTCTAGTTGATGTTTCGGTTAGCATTTCATCTTTGTAGCTTATATTCGTGCCTGTGTGTCCTTTCAAATGGAAATCAATATCATTTACTTTTATAACTGTCGCTACTTTGTTTCTTGAATGGTCGTAAAGGTAAAATTTCAATGTTATACCTCCCTGTCTAAATCTTTATCAAATTCGATTTGTACATCGTGTAACTTTGCCAAATCGCTTGTAATTGATTCCGTTGGGTCTGTATATCGTGTGACTATATTACCTATCGTGTCTATCGAAAAATTAACATTGCTTAATTTTAATACAGCTGTTAACAATTCGTTATAATCATAGTCTTTAACTTGATTAAAAATATCTTGCCATTGCTCGTTATTCGTTTCATATGTGACTAGCGCTATTATCTGTGGTGCGTCATTTTGTGGACTAACGCTTTTATAGTCGATCGGATAGATTATCGAATGACTACTTATAAAATCATTTAACAAATTTTCAAAGTCTGCCATGTTGTCCGTATATCCACTTATTATTTCAACTTGTAAACTCATTTGTTGACCTCCTAGAATTGTTTCATCATTTGGTTATATGTGACTTTCCAATACTTACTAAATTTTACTTTTTGAGCTTTGTCTTGTTTAGTATCATTTCTTAACTCTTTTGCTTTGCTTATATTCTGTTTTTTATTTTCGTTATATTCTTCGATAAACAATCGTTCTTCAAAATCTTCTAGGTTCTCACTTACTTTTCTTTTTATCGCAACTTCAAAAGGCTCCCCTTTCGCAATGCGTGTATAAATTCGGTTTAAATCAACACCAATTTCTACTAAATGCAAATACTGTTCACTTGAAAGGTGGTATAAATTACCTTTAACATTCAGTTGCTTATAAATTATTCCGTCGTCTGCCATTTTGAAAGTTCTAGGTAATGAAATTGTTTCTTCTAGCGACCAACCTTGATTGATCCGTTTGTTAAACATCTTGTTTGTTACGCTGTTATGTTTCATTAGTGCTTTTTGTTCTTCCGTTAATTCCTTTACTATGTCTATGTTCATTGTTCTTACTCCTTTTTTATTTCATTTTTATATTTTCATTTTAGAACGGCAAGTCATCGTCCTGTATATCAATAGGACCATTGCCATTACTGTTTGAAAATGGGTTACCCTGTGGATTGTTTTGCGCTTGTCCCCGCTGTTGCTGTGGTTGTTGATTGTTAAAGTTGTTTTGCTGTTGTGATTCTTGGTTATTTCTACCTGTATTTATTAACTGAATATCATCTGTAACTATTTCTGTTAAATTAACCGTTTGACCTTCGTTGTTTTCGAACTGTCTTGATTGTATACGCCCATGAATATTACATAAGTCGCCTTTGTTTAAACGGTCGTTCGCAATTTGTGCCGTACCTTTAAAACCTATAACATTTATAAAATCAGCTTGATACTCGCCGTTTTTATCTTTAAAACTTCTTTGTACTGCAAGTGTAAATCTTGCTACTTGTACACCACTTGTTGACACTTGAAATTTAACTTCTTTTGTTAAGCGTCCACTTAACGCCACTGAATTAATCATTCTTTAATTCCTCCAATTTCATAAAGCTTTTAAACATTATTAATGTTTTAAGCATTTCTATTTTTTTGTCTGTTTCTTGGTAAATTTTCGCAAGTAAATTTAATACATCATTTTTATTTAGTCGTTCAATATTTTTATAATTCGAATTAAACCTTTCGTCATTAACGAATAGACTATAAAGTAAAAGTTTGTTGATTCTGAAATACGTTTTTTGTTTTTTTTAAATCTTTAACTTTTAAATCTAAGGTTTTCGCAATTGTCTTTTCAGTTTCATGTACATTTTCAACTTTCCAATTTTCTAACAAGAATTTTAACCCGTCTATACTCTCGTCTAGCTTATCTAAAATTAAATCACTTTCTAAATCGTATAATAATTTATTCACTTTTTATCCTCCTACATCGCTTGTTGTTCGTTATTGTCATTGATTGTTTGCTTGATTAAAAACACTGTGGATTGTGACGGGTACCAATTTAAAATCATATCTAGCACATCGTTGAAATGCCTTTGCTTTAACTGTGTTCTAGTGACAATACCTGTCATGCGCTTAATTTGACCGTTGATATCCTTGTATAACTCTTTGTTAACCTCATTTGCATTTGGGAAGTTATACGCCGATTTGATGTATTTAACCCGATTAGATACCGAAATACTAATTTGATTATATTCGCCTGTATCTAACCTTTGATTTTCTTTCAAGTCTTGTACTTCGTCTTGCAAGTAGTCTACTTGTTCTTTCGTTTCCATTTGAGCTTTCATTGTTAGCATCAATTGTTCGTTAGCTGTCATTGGTGGTTGGTAACTTCCAGTTTTTCTTATCTCTTTCAAAATTTCTTTAACTTGTTTCTTAAATACTTTTGCAATCTTTTTTTGTGATTGCATTAATACTTCATAAACTCCTTGTTCTGTTAAAAAGGCTTTACTACCGCCACTATTACTATTTGTAATAGTCGTTTTTTCATCTTCATCAATTGTCATAAGCATTTTCGATACATTGTAATAACCTTGACTTGTCTTACTGTAATCAATCCATTCTGCTATATCTTTCGCTAAGAACAACGGTTCTTCTGCTGTTCCATAAATCATAAAATCATTACCTAATATATCTTTCTGTTCTAAAACTTTTAATTCAGTCATAGTCTTAAACCTCCTATAATTTTACTTAGTTTCTTAATCCGTTACTAATTTCCATTTTAAAGTACCTCACACTTCAAATATTAAGCATATTTATGCTTTAGGATATGATCTAAAGGATTATGATTTTGCTTTAATTTGACACCTTTATTTTCTTCCTGTGGTTTAACTTCCAAAATTGCTTGGTTATTTCGTTGTTTGTATGACTGTCTATCGATTTGATAATTTAACTTGTCTTCGTCGCCGTCTGCGTACTCTAAAACCTTTTGTGCGTATATATCACTGCAATTTAAAACCTCTTGTATATTTTTAATTAACGTTACCATGCGTCGCCCTCCCTGTAATCTTCTCCTACTACGTTCAAACGTTTACCGTTAAGTTGCATACGTGAATAAACACGTTGCCAATTCAAATCTTTTCCTAATTGCTTTCCTGTAAGATTTGTAGTGTAAATGTTATTTAAACCTGCTCTGTTGTCTACTATATCCTCCATTTTACTTATTGCGTGTGCGCTATCATCTACACCTACATCATCTAATACCAAGAAATCTAAACCACTTAATTGTTTTATAATATCTTCGACCGTTTCCGTCGCATCACGTTTATAAGTCGATTTAATTCGGTTCATTAATTTTGGTATGTGCATAAACGCTACTTTGTAACCTTGATTCTTTAGTGCTTTAGTTATTGCAAACGCTAAGTGTGATTTACCTGTACCAATAGAACCATGTAAGATTAATGATTTCGGATTATCTAACGAAAAGTTTTTAACATATTCTACGGCTATATCTTTTGCATTTTGTTGTGATTCATTTGTCGGTTTGTAGTTGTTAACTGTAGCTTGTTTGATCGACGGATTAATTTGTGATTGGTTAAACATCGCATCAATCTTGCGTTGCTCATGTTCTCTTTTACGTCTTTCGGTTGTTTCTTTTGCTTGTCTGATACTTTCACACTCGCAACCATCTTTTACTGTATAACCACTTTCAAACTTGTGTAAATCGTATTTATGTCCACAATGTTCACAATATAAATCGTGTGTGACGTTTGTAGCCTCGTACTGCTTTAGTTGTTCTTTAAGTTTTGGGCTTATTAATTTTTGCATTTGTTTACCTCCTAGTCCCAATAATCCGGGTCTTGCATTGCATCTTTCAACGCTTGCCCTCTTAATTGTCCGTCGGTGCCATTACTTTGTTTAGTTCTTTGATTTTCTAGCGCTTGAATATCTTCAACGCTCTTAATTCCTTTTTGATACCACGCTTTTAATATTCCGTTTGCATAATTCCAATTATTCTTATTATTCATCAATGATACTTTCATTGCCTCGATAACTATTTCATCGCCGTTTTCTTTGAAGTCATCTAACCATGCCCCTATTTGGTCGGCTATAAATGGTTGTAACATTCCAAAACCATTTTCTTGGTAAAAATCAAACGATGATGACGGTTGTTCTTTTTGCTTGTCTTGTTTGTCATTCTTGCTAGATATAGGCGCTACATTACTTTGTTTTTTTGTTTCAAAGTTTCTATGCTCACTATAGTAAGGGTCTAATATGTGATAAATATTGTGAAAGCCTTTAGCTGTCTTTTGTTTCTCTATATACAAATATTTCTTTTTACATAATGACTGTAAATTAGTATTTATTGTTCTAGTTGCCATGTTTATTTCTTTAGCAATTCTTATAATGCTTGGAAATGCTTTGTCTTTTTTTCCGGCATACATTCTTAAATAAAGATATATCTTTAATTCGTTACCAGTAAGACTTGAAAGTATTAAATCGTTAAATGCTTTAACGTAATATCTTTCGTACTTTTCTGTTTCGTCAATTATTTTATTATTGACTTGGTTATTTAATTCCAACTCTTAACCTCCCAAAAACCACGACGATTTACTGTTGTCGTTATAGTTAATCTAGTTATAATTAATCTAGTTATAATTAATCTATATTACGTGTTAATTTTTAACATGTACCAATGTTAATTTTTGACATGTACCAATGTTAATTTTTAACATGGACTAATGTTAATTTTTAACATCGCTTATCTTGACCTATGTTAATTTTTAACATGCTTGTTTTTACTTACTCATGCTACCGGCTGTTACGTCCCTAATTTCGAAAATATCATCAAATTCCACACCTAAGTTATCGCAAATCTTTTGCGCTACTGCTGGTGCCGGACTTCTTCGGTGTCCTACTATCATCGAAATATAATTTGGTGTAATGCCACAACGTTTACCTAATTCAGTAAATGTTAATTCTTTTTGTAACAACAAGACTCTAAAATTAAAACTTTTCAAAACAACTTTTCTTTTTAATATCATTGTTTTTCCTCCTGTGATTAACTGTTAAATACAGTGTAACACAAATTGCGTTACTTGTAACGGATTACGTTACATTTTAGTTATGAAAAGTTAATGCCAATAAATTAACTTGGCAAAAACTCTTTCATGTTCTGTTGTATGCGTTTCTATCCAATCATCTAAGTATCTTAATGATTCCCCCGTTACAAATTCTAATTTATGTTCACTTTCGATCATTTCTTGATATATAATTTCGTTTTCGGACAAAGGCGTAAGCATTAAAGCTACGCCTTTACCAGTTAATTCAATGTTTTTGTTAAATTTGAAACCTTTATAAATGAATGTACCTTTGTTACTACGCATAAATTATTTGCCCTCCTGTAGTTGTTCCGGTTCGTCATTAACTTGTGAATAGTTTGTAACGTCAATGATATTCCCGTCATCATCTAATTGTTGCGCTTTACTATCACTTGATACTGCATCGTTCATTTCGATTGACTTAGGCGCAAATTTCAGTAAGTCTTTTAAAACTGTCTTTTTAGCCATTGCGTTAAAATTTGTTTTCCATGGACTTTGCCAACCCTTTTGTACAGCTTTAGAAAATTGGTTTGCGTGTTGGTCTACCTTTGCTCTACTCCAATATGCGAAATCATAGCCACCGTTTAACAAGTGATAGACCGCATAATATCCAATTGGTTCACTTTGTGGATTGTCTGCCGGCTTGTGTACCAAATCTTTTTGTAATCCGTACTGATATTCAAAATAATCTTCTTGGTACACTTCATGGGCGTATATTGCCTTATATTGCTTACTGCGGTTTGCTAGTTCAATCATGCCTAAATATGAAACTTGCAATTGTACTTCTTTACCGTATGGAATTAAATATGCTTGTCCTAAATTTGTATTTGGTTCTAATCCTATTTGTGATGCTTGCATCAACGCCCCGATTAGTGATTTAGGATCACATTCTAATAGTTTCGGTGTGCTTGATACTGCTGTCATTGCTATACGTGCCATTCTGTCTGCGTTCATGTGTTTTGGTAATGCTTTTTGTATTTGGGGCGCCATTTGGTCTAACAAGTTACTAATTTGTTGTTTTGGTCCTACTGCCTTTTGTTGCGGTTGGTTGTTACCGTCTTTCTTTTGAGTTAATTGATTTTTAAATTGATTTTGTGTAGCCATGTTAATATTCCTCCATATTTGCCCGTACAACGTGTATACGAGCTATTATTTATTTTAAGTAGTTTTATTCATAAAACTTATTTTCGTTCAATGTGCGTTATCTGAGTACAATTAAACGTTACTTAATACCCTTATCCGTTACTTACTTTCAGTTTTTTAACATTCAAAGTACGTGTTGTACTCGATTTCTTATATTGCTCGTATAATTCCGGGTTTTCTTCTTTAAATCGTTTTGCATCAAATGATTCTCGGTTTTGTTTCTTCCAACTTGCTTTGTAGTCTGATACTTCGCCAAACTCGTTTTCGCCTAATAACTCTTTGAGTTGGTTTTGATGCCCTTTTAATTGTTTGTCTAATTCCTTTTGTTGTTCCTTGATTGCTAGAATACCTTTGAACAATGCTGTTTTTTCTTCGTCAAAGTTTACTACTTCGGGTCTTGTATTCTTCCAAAAATTATTTAATGCTTTTGAAGTTACTTCGCTATCGTCTGCCGGTGGTCGTTGACCTTTAACGATGTATTCATTCCAAAACTCAACTTCGGCATTTATAATATCGTTTATGATTTCTTCGTCACGTTCAATTGTTTCATAATGAAACTCGCTATTACCAAACAATACGGCTATATATACAACTTCAACGCCTGTTACTGCCATGTAGTGATAACATTGTGCCATGTAGCTTGCCGGCACGTTTTCGTCTTTCCATTTATCCTTTAGAAACTCACTTGTTGTTTTACATTCTAGCAAAGCGTTTTCGCCAATTACTACTCTATCAACGTTTGCACTAATAAAGTCATAATCTTTGTGATACATCATTTTATTATGCTTGCGTAATTTCTTCCCTGTTTTTTCTTCAAAAAGTTTCGCTACAAATTGTTCGTTATAGTTACCAAATTTAATTTGAATTTTATCGCTTATATCTTCTTCGTAATCGTCTGCCCACAATTTCTTTTGCCATAAAGTAAATGGGCTTTCGTAATTGTTCATGCCTAATATAGTTCCACAATCAGAACCACCAATTGAGTGCGTTCTTAATTGTTTCCATTCTTCATCGCTCATATTTTTAGTGTTAATTGACTTCAATTTATTCATAGGTAATGACAAATGCTTATCCTCCTTGTTATCATGTACTTATGCTTTTCAATAAGCATATACTCTTTTTTGAATACATTTTTTATATTTTGGCGTTCGGCTGACAACCGGACGTTTTTTATTTCAAAAAATAATAAACTTCTTTAGTGATATTAAAATTAGTGGTATTTTTTAACAAACAAGCCATAGTTTCCAAAATGTCATTTTGGTTACTCCCACAAATTACTTGGTCAAAAGTATTACTACTCATTTCATAATATTTATAATTTGATTTTGTTTTACGTTTAATAACAATTTCATAATCTGCAACGCTTAAAACTACATTTTCTTTTTCTTGCTTATAACCACTCTTAAATGTTCTTGCAAACCTTTTTATTGTTTCCAATTGTTATACCTCCCATTTTTTAACCTCGTATGTTTCTTTCTTCTCTCATTTCGTCGTGTGCGCTTTCTTCTAAATATCCGAAAACATTTTCTTTTTCGTCCTCGTCGTGCATTGCGTCAAATTCTGCTAAACCATAAATTTGTCTGATCAAATCGTTCATTAATTATCTCTCCTACCTTTAAATGCGTTACTATATAACCTATTATGTTACTATCTTATAAAAAATTTTGAACGTAATACTTTCCTATTTGTTTAATTCCAATCGCTATACCCATAAAGATAAAGAAGTAAAGGAATGTAAGCCATGTACCGTCGTTTACAAAATACGATGTAAAGTGACTAAAAAGTAAAGTTAATGCAATTCCTGTAAAAACTAATGTTACATTAAACAACTCTTTTAATATTTTCATGTTCGCCGTCCTCCCAAAACAAATCATCTAAACTCTTGTTGAAAAGCGTTGCTAGAATTTTCATTTCTATTGATGAAAAATCACGTTTCCCGTTTTCTTTTGCATTGTATGATTGTATCGAAATGTTTAATTTGTCTGCCGTTTGCTGTTGTGAATAACCTTCTCTATCTCTCGCATTTGATACCTTCAATCTTTTCTTTGTCATTGCTGTTCCTCCCCTATATAGACCTCAAAGTAATCTTCTAACTGACCTCCTAAATACTTTGACAACTTTAAAGCACCTTTTAATGTTGGTTTTTCTCCTACAATGTTATATAGATTTGTAGGCGACATACCAATTTCATTTGATACTTTTTTTAAATTTGTTTCTTTGTTAGCCAACGCTATATTTATAGCTTTACGTCTAGCTTTTATTTTCATTGGGACCTCCTGTATACAAAGTATAAATTTTTGTTAACTTCAATAACTTTGTGTATATAATGTATAATATATTTTATACTTTGTAAACAGTTTTTTTATACTTTCTTAAATCTTGTATCGAAATGCGTTACTTTTTCATATATAATAACGTATGAAGTGAATTATAAAATGTGTGGAGGTCTATTAATGAGTAACAATGAAAAAACAGTTGAAGAATTGAGCGAATTATTATTGAAAACTCGTAAAGATAAAGGGTATTCTTTGCAAAAAGCGTCTATTAAAACTGGGATTTCTCATTCTTTCATATCCCAATTAGAAAGAGGCAAAAGACCTGTTCCGATTCCTAAAATTTTAAGGCAGTTTGCAGACGGGTACGGATTAGATTATGAATATTTAATGGTTAAAGCCGGTTACTTAGATAAACCAAGAACAAACAATGATGATGAACATTTAATGTTTAGAGATAAAGAGGCTTTTGATAGTTTAGCACCAGAGGACAGACAAAAAATTTTAACTGCATTACATGAACAAGCCGATTTTATGATTGCTAAATATCAAAAAAACAAAGGAGATTAGAAAATGGAAGATTATAGTAAAAACATAAAATTTTTAAGGAAACAAAAAGGTATGACGCAACAAGATTTAGCTGATAAAACGGGACAAACTAAACAAGTTATTTCAAATTTAGAACGTGGGTATAGTTCGCCTAACAATAAGCAACTTTTAAATTTAGCACATGCGCTTGATTGTACAACTAACGATATATTGGGAGATGTTGAAGTAGACAAAAGAAATTATCAAGCCATTATGTTTAAAGATAAAAAGGCTTTTGATGATTTATCAAGTGAAGAAAAAACAAGGATCATACAATCTTTAGAGGACCAAGCTGATTATTTAATATCGAGAAGTATAGAAAGAAAAAATAATGATAATTGATTATTATTTCTTTTTAAGAAAAAATAAAAATGACAACTTTATTTAAAGGGGATTATCTATGCTAATTGATGACACTGTGAATGATTTAACGAATGAACTTATTACTAATGATATTGAATTAACTATTGAAAGCGTAACTGATTATTTAGACATAATCGTTGTATATAACGATTTTATGAGCTGTAATATGAACGTAAAAGGTTATAAGGTATTATATATTAAGACTGATAGTGCACGTAAAATGTGGGAAGATTTTACGCACGAATTAGGTCATTATATGTTACATGAAACAGACCAACGTAATATGCACGACTTGTTTAATGATAAACAAGAAAATGAGGCAAACAAATTTAGCCTATTATTTAGAATGCCACAACCGGAAATAGAAAGACACGAACTTTTTACAGAAAATGAAATTATGAGATATTTTGATGTTCCACACAATATAGCCAGACAACGTTTAATTAACCTGTGTAATTATTATTGCAGTGATGGAATGAGATTTGCAAATGACTGTACATAAAGACCCTAATACCAATAAATGGTTTTATTCTGTACGTGTCGAAAATGTACATGGCGAAAAAATACACAAGAAAAAAAGAGGTTTTGCTAAAAAGAAAGATGCCCTCCTTGCTCAACAACGTTTTTTAGAAACATATGATACCGAAATTGAAGAACAATATACATTTCGTGAAATAGCCGAAAGGTTTATGCGTTACTCAAAAGGACGTAAAAAAGAAACGACAATATATAATCAAAACAATTTAATAAACCACATTTTAATTCCGCACTTCAAAAACACACCAATTAAAAATATCAAGCCAAAACATATTGATGATTTTTACCAATCCATTTTTGATAAGTACAGTAATTCAATGCTCGGTAATATACGACGCAACTTATCGGCTATATTTAACTTTGCTGTTAACTTCTACAATTTATCTCGTAATGTAGTAAAAGTTGTATCACTTCCAAAACATGAAGAACGACGTAAGCAAGAATATTGGACTATTGACGAATTTAACCACTTTATAAATGTAATAGACAATGTAGTATATAAAACTTTGTTTATGATCTTATTTTGGTCCGGCGCTCGTAAAGGCGAAATATTAGCCTTACGATATTGCGATGTTGATTTTGAAAATGAAGAAATAGAAATAAACAACTCATGGAATGATACAACAATCACTACCGTTAAAACTACACCGTCAGAACGTACTATAACGGTTCCTAGCCACGTCATTGAACAATTAAGGGAATTGGAACAATTTCAAATTGATAAGTTTAAATACGTTAATAACGATGATTTTATTTTTACAGTTAGAACGATAGCAAAACCAATGGCACTTTCAAATGTTAACAAACAATTTAAGGTTGGTATTGATAAAGCAAATGTAAAACCAATAAGGGTACACAATTTGCGCCATTCACATGCTACATTATTGATTAATAACAATGTACAACTATACACAGTATCTAAACATCTAGGACATTCAGATATTACGACTACTGCGAACACATACGGACACTTATATCCGAACACTGAAAAGGAATTACAATCTATATTGACTAACGCATATAATGATAGTTTGTAG